ACTATATCCCTGTCAGTGATGGCTGATATAACCCTAGCGCCAGCTAAATTACTGGCGCTAGGGTTTCGATAGATCAGCTCTGCCATTTCTTCACCAGCCGGATAACCTCTTTACCAAGCGATCTATAAAGGTTCTCCCATGCTGCCTGCAAGCGCATTACTGCATATTCATAAGTACGCTCATAGCATTGATAATGCAGGCACCTGCAACCGGCTCTATATTCTGTCCAGATATCCATTAAAATAATCTCCCGAATAGATCCCAAACAGTAGATGCACAGCCATTTTTACTTAGCCGCGTAAAGCCTGCATCTTTAAGCTGCAGTGCATTAACTAGCTCTGATCTGCGCGATCTAATAGAGGCATCAGAAGCTGGATGCACCAGCCTGTAACTATGGTTATACGCCTCTATCAGCTCATCATCTGTTAGACCTTCACTTATCGCAAAAATCTCCATAATGAAATACTGCGTAGTTGTCAGCCCGCGCACTTGCGCAGCTGCATCGTGGCTAGTTTTAGGATGCGACTTTCTAGCGTGAGGCATGACGTTTACCTGATCTGTAGCCGGATATGTAGCCATTTTGATAGCCAATATGCGATCCAAGTAGGTAGCCACCAATAGCAATAATAAACGCGAGAGCCATTAGTATCAGATCTAGGTGCTTAGTGACCCACGTAATCATTTTGTCACATATTCCACTAAGGCAGTACGTAGCAGATCACTTAGAGATCTACCCTCTGCTGCAGCTTTGTCTTTGGCTAATTTCCATAGCCGATCATTACACCTAAAATTGCGTATAGTTTCCTGCTTTAATCTTGGCTTTACTCTTTTTGTCATTATTACACCTGCTGACTTTCTGCCTTATAAGTATCAAGCAGATCTACTACTTTAGTGAGTAATGCAAAATGATCTGCCGTAAAGCCATATTCCCCAATTAAATGCTCAGTAGCCAGCGCAAATGCCGCCCGCCCAAAATACCAGCGGAAGTACCATCTAGCAGCATCAGCATCAGCATCAGCATCAGCAGCATAAGCAGCATAAGCATCAGCAGCATCAGCATAAGCATCAGCATAAGCATCAGCATAAGCATCAGCATCAGCAGCAACAGCATCAGCAGCAGCAGCAGCAGCAGCATAAGCAACAGCATCAGCATAAGCAGCAGCATCAGCATCATAAGCAACAGCATCATAAGCAACAGCAACAGCAGCAATTTGTTCCGGCGTGAGGTTTTTAATCTGTGCTATAAAGCGCTCTATCTTTTCTGTATTCTGTCCATATTTCATTATCTGCTCCCGTCTAAGGCACTCATCTAAGCACCTACAGCGCTACACCTGCTATAGATGCAGCGCTGTAGGTGCTTAGATGCGCGAATTGTTAGCGAGCCGGCACTCTGCGCACAGCACCACTTCTTCACCATTTACAAACTGCCAGTAAAAGCCATCTACTCTACCAATCCTGCCGCGATTATCGCAGGTTTCACATTTAACCGCCCCAGACTCTGTAAAAGTTATTTTATGTTCAGCTGGGCGCATATCTCCCCAACAAAAGCTGCAAAAGCCTAAGCGTGTAGGATTTTTTACTATGCCCTCTTGGTGCAACCCTTTACATAGTTCAGAGTCGCATACTTGCAGCATTGTTACTATCACCGGCTCAATTTTAGAGCCGTACACATCATTAAGCGCCTTTAATCCGAGTGCTTCTGATGGCACTGGTATTAGGTGCATACCTGCAACAATGAAGTAACCGCGCTCATCATGTTTTAATTCTGCGACAATGCTAGTAGCGTCGTCTGCAATTTTATAGGCTATTGATCCCTCTACTCTGTAACCGTTCATAGCTGTAGCTCCCGTATCTGGCTATTTCTAAGGCACTTTGCCCCATGCCTTAAAGATACAGGCATACCTACACAATGTCAATACAGCGATCCAGCGACACGCCGGCTATTTCTCGCTTAAAACATGGTTAAGGATGATGGTTTGCCCATCTTTCAGCGCGGCTATATCTGTCTTTAATGGCGCTATTAGGAGCTTTAATAGCCCTGTTATGCCGCCTACAGTGCCTACAGAGGCAACAGCTACAGATCCAAAGGTTGCTAGATCCCCTGATTGCACTGCCTCAGCCCTTATTCAAGCCTAGTGATGGATCTGACGGGTCAAGCCATTTAATCAATGGATGCGTAAGCGCACTAGTAAAGAGTGCTACCTCTGGGCTTGCGCCCAGCTTATAGGTGAGCAGCCCTGTGCCGGCGATTACCACGCCTTTTAGCCACGCCTTACCTACTACCTTGCCCGCGCGGATCTGCTCTTTATTAGGCTTTAGCCAATTTGGTATTTTCACTATTAGTTTCCTTTCACTTTTGGCATAGGCAGCTTTAGTGTTTTAATCAAAGCCGCAGCAGCAGCTGGCGTTATGTTGATTTCTACGTGCATCTCATCTTTAGTGCTTTTGTAATCCCCACCCCAGCGCAAGCCTAAGCGCGCACACTCTGTTCGGATCAGAGCAGCCTGTGCTGAGGTAAATGTATTGACTTTACCCATTGGATGCTTCACGGCATTTAGATCTATTGCTGTGCCGCTGGCATGGTTAGAGAGCATGGCGGCTATCCCGCGATTGTCACCCACGCCATACCCCCAATCATCCCATGTAGCGCCGTCTAGCTTCTCTACATGGTCATTAAAATATTGCGCAAAGGTAATCAGTAACGGCGCAGCACCTGTGGCTACTGCTAAATGCGCGTGAGTATTTGGTACTAAATAATTCTTAACACCGATAGCGGCGCGATCTATGGAAGTCTGCCAGCCGTTCTGTGATTTTGTCATAACCCTAGCGCCGCCTTCAGATCTGGTATCGAAAGTCCTACAGACTCTAATTTCTCTTGCACTGTAGGCTCTGGCGGGAATACCGGCACATGATTTGCTAAGCCGGCGGCTGCTTCTTCTTGCGTTAACTCGCCAGATATACAAAGTTCATCACCCACTGTATAAACATCATCACAGCCTAGCTCTGCTATAAGCTGCTTTGTGTTGATCTGTGCAGGTATTGGGAATAGCCAGCTATTAAATGTCATATCACGCCCCCAGATAAACTGCTTGGAAAAAAGCTTCTATATTATTGGAATTGGTTGTATCAACTTGCCCAAATAATTCCACGTAATCACCGGCGGCAAAGGTAAATAGCCCGCTGCCTCTTACATGATTACCGCCGGCAGTAGCAGTACCGCCGTAGCCCAAAGTCCCATCACGCTGCCCGCCGCCGTTAGCTGTCGTAATATCAGCCCCATTAACTTTAATTTTCATTAAAGATGTAGCACTGTTAAAAGACGTAGGAGCAAAGCCGCCAATAATTAGATATAGCCCGCCTAATCCTGCAGGTATCGTTATGCGGCTGTTATTGGTTGCGTTATCGTGATAGCCATCAGTATCTTTTGGCTCGTTATCGAAAGGTATCGAGAAATAAGCGCCGCCGGTAGTTGAAATATTACCGTTGCGATATAGCAAACAGCCGCGCGCAGAGCTACCAGCTGGCAGAGTAGTGCCGGCTAGATCATAATCCCAGCTGGCAGCTGTCGTACCTGTGATTAAGACACAGGTAAGCTCATAAGTAGATCCGGCTGGGATGGCAATAATCGCATTTCCAGCACTACTTTTTGCCGTCACTATTCCAGTGCTTTTATTTTGTAGCTTCCACTTTTGACCAAGCGCCAGAGTAGTTACATCTGGCATGGTTACATCTTGCGTTGTAGTACCAGTAAAGCGCTGATTACGCGCTGATGTTTTATCTAAAATAGTGTTACCAGCAGCTGTCACTGTGGTTGCATACCCGCCCTTGGTGGCTACATCTAGATCTACTGCATTACCGAAAGCAGCAAATTGCGCAGGTAATCCTGTTACCGTGTCTGTACTAAGCGGCATCGCATATAGCCGGTTAGTCGTTGGATTAGTCAATCTATCCCCCTAAGCTGCCACAATAGCGTGCGCATAGTCCATTGTAGGCTCTAAAGTATTCCAAAGCTCCGACACGCTCACAGATGCCCATGTCATAGGGCGCAGACTAAATGCCAGTGGCGACAATAATAACGTGAGCGATAGCCGCTTATATCCGGCGCTAAATGTCCAGCCCTCTACGAAGCCCTGAAATTGCCCGCCATCCATATTAGCCGGCAGATCTATAAGGTCTAAAGGCATCCCCATAAATACCCCTAATAGGGCATCTCTGGCTGTATCAGAGAGCGCTGGACTTTCTAAATCAAAAGTAACGGACTCTAGTAGATACATTGGATAGGCGCGCAAAACTAGGTAGAAAGCTGCCTGTGCATCTGCATCTGCAAGATTAAGCAGCGTGGTAGATACCGGCTGCGCAGATAGCCCGTAACTATGCACAGAGTGCATATCTGTAGCAACGGTCTTAGATAATCCGGCAGCGCCGTATGTCAGTACTATCTGGTTACGTATATTCCCTCTTTTTTTGCTGATCTTCAAGCCCTTAGCAGCTGAGGTACCGGCGCTGATAGTTGTTAGCCCGTGCACAGCGATATAAGCAGATCTGTGTGTGCCATCCGCATAACAGATTTTGCCGTTGATATCCTCATACAAATATCCAGCACCAGAATTAGCTACAGCACTAGCCAGAGAGTAGGCATCTGTATCTGCCGGCGCTCTTGCTGCCAGCATATAGCTGCCGGCATCTATAGCACCAAAGTCCTCTAGAATATCGCGCCAAGTCGCTGTAGGGCTGTAGGTATCCCACGTTAGAGCTGGATCTACATCTGCCCATGTCTCTATTTCTGAGCAGCGCAGAGCTTCAATTACTTGCGCACCATCTAAATCTTCTGCTAGCTCGCCGGTGGTCTGCGCCTGCGAAAGAATAGCAAGCCGCCCTGCTCCGATTAAACTTATGCGCTGCACTAAGAGTGTATGCCCTGATCTTTCTACCACTATATCTATATCTGTAATCTTACCGCTGCTGATGATTACCCACGCGGCGGCGCTGTTTTTAATTTCTACCGTGTAAGCATCGTTAATCTCTATATTGATAGCAGCCTCTGCTGTCTCTAAAATCTGCATAGAAATATATCCAGCCTGCGGCTGAGTGTAGATATTAGACCTGCCTTTAGTAGCTGTTAAATTAGCCATGATGCTAGATACATAGGTAGTGCCGCTAATAGTCACGCGCCATTGTGGCTGCCAAAGACTCATTACGTTACCAGCCCACCTGCGCCGCCGGTGCCTCTATAGAAAGAGTCGTTAAGCAGCCCTACTATCTGGCGCGCCGTACTCTCTGGATCTATAGCGCCATTTACTGTCAATGCAATATTAGGCTTTTCAGCCATAGATACTTTAATCTGTGCCGCTAATATCGCCGCATTAGCTGCTATCTGATCTTTCTCAAATCCTGATAGATCATTTCCATATATGTATTTGGTATCTGAGCCGGTGCCGGTCTTTTTCTTCGCAGCCGCCGGCGTAATGCCATTGCTAATTGTAGAAAGTGATGGAGCTATTAAATCTTTTGCAGCTGTTACAGCTGCAGCTGATGTATTAGCTACAGCGCCTTGCGACCCCGTCATACCTGCAACCGCTGCTGATGCGTTTTGCCCTACTTTCCCTAACTCTTGAATATCCTTATGACCAGGCAAAAGGTTGTATGCCTTAATGGCTAAATTAACTACAGTGATAACGCCATTGACCAGCAGCACGATACCCTTCATGCCATCAGCTATTAGATCTATAGCTGCACCTACCAGCTTTCCGGCGACAGTAAAAGCGCCGCCTAGCACTGTGCCAATCACCGGCGCTATTTTGTCAGCTATAAATGTATAGAGCGTTTTTAGCATATTGATAAATGGCAGGATCTTGTCTTTATTCTCTGTGATTTTTTCGCTGATAGTCTTAAAAGCGCCTATAAAACTCTCAAAGACCGGCGCTAGGATATTTTTGTAAAAGGTTACAAAGATAGTAAAGGCTGTTTTAAGCGCTGGGATGATCTTCTCTGCTACTTCCCCTATTTTTGGGATTATGTCATTAACAAACTTACTTACCAGTGGTGTAACAGCATCAATAATGAAAGTGCCTACAGTTTCTTTAGCTTCATCGAAGGCAACCGACAGCCGCGCTAGCTTGCCTTGAAATGTATCTGCCTGCTTAGATGCTTGACCCTCAAAAGTAGTAGAAAGCTTTTTTGTTATATCCTCAAAGCTCATAGATTTTAGAGATGCCTTATCAATACCTAAGCCCAATTTGCCTAGAGCTACGTTATTGCCCTCATAACTCTTAGATATTGCCTCTGTAACGCTGGCTAGATCCTTACCGCTGCCGGCGCTCACATCCATAGCAAGCTGCTGCAGAGCCATCGCCTTATTTATATCTCCCGTTGCGCGGCTTAATCTCTCAAAACTAGGTCGCAGCTCATTATCTGTTTTGCCGGTTGCTAGCTCCGTCTTTAAGATATATGCCTCTACTTGTGCGACCTGTGCAGAGGTAGCGCCAGTGACATTTTTAAGAGTAGTAGCTAATTTTGCCTGCGCTGCTTCATCCTCTATTGCAGACTTAACGCCATCTATAAGTAGCTTGCCGGCGTAGGCAGCGGCTGCTACACCAGCTACAGCAAAGGCTGCGCCTA